CGTAAATGATATTGCTAAAGGTATGGGCATAGATCATGAATATGTGTTAAGTAGATTAAAGATGTTAGCAGACAGCAGCCCAGATGATAATATTGTTTTACAGTCTGCAAAAGAATTGGGAAAGATTATAGGTACATCATCTAATATAAAGAAGAATAATTCTGCTGTAGGATTTTTTGCAGGATTTTCTCAAGACCAACTAAAGGAAGTAATAAGGCAGCCGACTAAAGAAATAGCTGATAAATCTGAGGAGAAGTAGCATATGTATATTAAAGATGCTGATGATAATAGCATAGTATGTCCTCATTGTAGAGCAAAGTCTCTAAGAAAAGATGGCTGGCAGTATTGGAAGGGCGGAAAGAAAAGACAAAGATGGTTTTGCAATGCATGCGGTAGAAAGACAATAGCTCCATATATAATAGAGAAGTCATTGTTTTCTGTTGAGAACATGGACCCAGAGCATTTGCCAATAAGTTCATTAATTGAAGAGCGTGAAAGAAAATATGAAATAAAATATAAATCAAGAGTAGGTAAGCAGTTAATAACGATAAACATGGAGATTAATGGTCCAGTCGGCATATGTCACTTTGGCGATCCTCATGTTGATGATGATGGTACTGATATAGCAAGTATATATAAGCTATGTAATTTGATTAATAAAACAGAAGGGATGTTTGCAGGCAATCTTGGAGATGTACAGAATAATTGGGTAGGAAGATTATCGTTTTTATACGGGCAGCAGTCGATGTCAGCTAAAGAATCATGGAGATTGACAGAACATTTTGTCAATTCAGTACCGTGGCTGTACTTAATAGCAGGTAATCATGATGTATGGACAGGGGATGGTGACCCTCTTGAATTTATAATGAGAGATCATCAAGGTCTATTTGAAAGATGGGGAGCAAGGATGAACCTTAAATTCCCAAATGGTAAGGAAGTAAGGGTTAATGCCCGACATATGTTTAAAGGATTTTCTATGTGGAACACAGCACATGGTGTAGCCAAAGCGGCTCAAATGGGTTGGAAAGACCATATACTGACTTGTGGACATATTCATGTATCTGGATATCAAGTATTGAAAGACCCAGCGAGTGGGCTTATTAGTCATGCTTTGCAGGTAGGTTCTTTTAAGATAATGGATGCATATGCTGAAAAGATGGGGTTAGATGATAGGAATATATTTAATTGCCCAGTTACTATTATTGATCCACGGTATGAAGATGATGATAATAGGCTAATTACAACAATATTTAATCCATATGAAGCTGCAGATTTTTTAACATGGAAGAGAAGCAAGAAGTAAACATTAATTTAAATAATGTCTCAAAGGCAAATAAAGTTCTTGATATTGCCAGGCATGATTTAATTGCATTTGGTAAATTATTTTTACCAGGTGATTTTGGTAAGTCTGAATCTCCTCAGTTTCATTATGAGATAGCAGATGCTCTTTTAGAGAATACTAATAGGTCACTTGCTTTGATTCTCCCGAGGGGCAGTGCCAAGACCCAGTTATTTAAGACTTTTCTTATGCACAAGATTCTTTTTAAGCCTCAGGATGATTTTTTATTTATGGGATGGGTTTCTGACAATCATCGTAAATCAATATTAAATCTTCAGTATATTAAACAGCATTTTCAAAATAATGATATGATTAAGTATTATTTTGGAGATATTGTTGGAGATAAATGGACAGAGACAGATATTGTTACAAGTACGAATGCAAAACTTATAAGCCGTTCAAATCTTTCTAGTGTTCGTGGTGAGAACTATTTAGGAAAAAGGTATGATATTGTTGCTTTGGATGATACTGAGAGTGAAACGAATACAGTTACACAAGATGCCAGGGAGAAGATTAAGAATATTGTATATAATGGTGTAAGACCTGCTTTAGATGTAAATAGCGGCAGGCTCATATTTGCAGGGACTCCAGTTCACTATGATAGTTTATGTCAGAATATTTTAGATGGTTATGAAAAGTCAGATAATAAATCTCAATATACATGGGATGTAATTACATATAAGTCTACTCAGCCCGAGATGAAAGGCGGTGTTTTGTGGGATTCTTATATGCCTAAGAAGAAGTTAGATAAAATTAAGAGGGAGTATGAGGAAGCAGGCAGGAGTCAGGGTTACTATCAAGAATATGAATTAGAGGTGCAAAATGAAGAGGATGCTTTATGGGGACAGAAATACATCAAACATTGGGAAGGGTATTATGTGAATGAGGATGATATAAATTATCTTGTTATTGATGGAGAGAAAGTCCCATGTAATACTTTTCTTGGTTGTGATCCAGCAACTGATATAGATACAAGAAATTCTGATTTTTCTGTTATAATGGCTGTTGCTATTGACAATAATAATAATGCATATGTATTAGAATATGAGCGGCACAGGTCTATACCAACTGTAGGAGCTAGGGGAGTTGATGATAAGCTCACTGGGAAGAAAGGTGTTGTTGATTATATAATGGAATTACATGAGAAATACCATTGTACATCTAGTACGGTAGAAGATGTTGCTATGAACAGATCGGTGTTTCAGTCATTAAATGAACGCCGCAGGATAGAAAATAAGTTTGATATTGCTGTAATACCTGAGAAACCAGGGGGAAGAGAGAAGAGAAATAAGATATATTCGGGTTTATCTGGTAGGTTTAGCACAGGAACAGTATATTTAAGAGACAATATGTTCGATTTAACACACGAAATCGTTACTTTTGGTTCAAAAATGGCACATGATGATACCATTGAGACGCTTTTCTATGCACTTTTGCACGCTTTTCCTCCAAATATGAAGCAAAAAGGTGAAGGAAAGGAAAGAAGGTGGGTAAAACCTAAAAGAAAAGCTAGACCCTGGGTAGTTGCTTAATTCCTTTAAATGTGAGAAGAAATAATGGCTAGAGTTAAAACAAGCGAAAGAATATACAATATGTGGAAGTCTGCTAATTCTTCTGAAAGAATTAAGTGGCAGTCTGATAGTCAAAAGGGATATGATTTTTATCTTAATGACCAATTAACAGATAGGGAACAATCGGCTTTAGAAGAGGCTGGGATGCCCACATTTCAAATAAATAGGATAACTCCTATTATTGAAACGATGAAATATTTCGTAACTGCTAATAATCCCAGATGGAAAGCAGTTGCTGTTGATGGAAGTGATACAAATATAGCTCAAATTCATAGTGATATATCTGATTATTGCTGGAGTATTTCTAATGGGAAAGCTGTGTATGGAAGTGTAATCTTAGATTCTCTTGCTAAAGGTGTTGGTTATTTCTTTATAGATGTTGACATGAATCTTGATAATGGAAAAGGAGATGTGATATTTAAAAGAATAGACCCTTATGATGTTTTCCCAGACCCAATGAGTACTGATTTTCTTATGAGGGATGCCTCTTTTATTATTGTAAAAAAGAGAGTAACTAGGAATCAATTAAAGCAGATGTTCCCTGAACATATTAGAAAAATTAACAGGGCAACAGAACAGGGAATGACAGAAACTTATTCAAGATCAAATAGAGATGAGTCAGATGCTATTATTCGTGAAGATATTTCTACATCTGTTGATGATCAGGGTGAAAAAGATAGTATTATTGATTATTATGAATGTTATGAAAAAATAAGAGTTCCTTTTTATAATTTAACTATTCAACTGCATCCAAGTCCAGAAGACTTAGAAAATGTCCAAATGGTTGCTAAACAAAATTTAAAAGATTTTATAGGGGAATCTCAGGTAGCGACAAAAGAAGCAATTGTTATGATAGAGCGTCAATTGGAAGCTGGTGAGATTATTGAAGAAAGGGCAGTGCTTGAAATAGAAAAAGCTGAGAAAGCTCTAGAATACGGTATCGAGAGGAAAAAAGCTGAAATTGATTATGCAACTCAGGAAGAATTGAATAGGACAAAATCTCAAGTAGTAACAGAAGAAGAATATAAGATACTAATAGAAGATGAGAGTATTGCGCAGACTATTATAGATGCTTCTAAGTTTCATGAACGAAGGGTACAGGTAAGCTGTACTCTTGGGAAAGATATAACTTTATATGAGTATGTTCTCCCAATTACAGATTTCCCAATAATTCCAGTCCCCTACTTATATACTGGCACGCCATATCCAATGTCAGCTGTAATTCCTATGGTCGGCAAGCAGCAGGAGGTAAATAAATCACACCAAGTAATGCTTCATAATGCTAACCTTGCTTCTAATCTTAGATGGTTGTATGAAGAGGGGAGTGTCCCAGAGGATGAATGGGAACAATATTCATCTGCCCCAGGTGCTTTATTAAAATATCGACCTGGCTTCACTCCTCCTACACCAGTATTGCCAGCTCCAATTAACAACGCATTCTTTACAGTGACTCAAGAAGGTAAATCCGATATGGAATATATAGCTGGTATTCCAAGTTCTATGATGGGTTTTGCTCAAGAGCAAACTGAAACATATAGGGGGTTGCTTGCTAATGATGAATTTGGTACACGGAGAATTAAAGCATGGATGAATAGTGTCTTAGAACCTGCATTAGAGCATACAGGTGAGTTATTTAAACAACATTCTCAAGCCCACTATAGAATTGATAAAATATTTAGGATTGTACAGCCAAATACATCTGGCGACTATGATGAAAAAGAAACAAGAATTAATATCCCTATATATAATGATTATGGAGAACAAGTACAACTCTGGAATGACTATGCATCTTCAAGATTTGATGTAAGAATAGTTGCTGGGGCTGTCATGCCTTTAAATAGATGGGCATTGCTTGAAGAGTATTTCAGATGGTTTCAGGCTGGTCTTATTGACGATGTTGCTATGTTGGCTGAAACTGATGTTCGTGGAAAAGAACAAATACTTGAGAGAAAATCATTATATGCTCAACTGCAGCAGCAGATTGAAGCCTTACAGTCTCAGATGAAAGATACAGCTGGCGAGAATGAAACATTAAAACGTCAATTAGTACAAGCTGGTATAAGGCATCAGGTAGATGTCGGCTCTAACGAGGTCAAAAAGGATGTACTTGAGACAGAGGCTCAACAGAAATACTATAGAAAATTGATGCAAGATGACTTAAAAAAGAAAACAGAAAAAGAATTGGAAGATAATAGGGCAAAGTGATAAATTTAAATAATAAACAAGGAATAAACTGATGGCGCAAGAACAAGGCAACGCTTCACAAGAAGCCCCCAGTGTTGTAAGTACACCAGATTCTTCCGATTTCTTTTCCCAGTTAGATGGGGAAGTAAACGGAGGTATTCTTGAAAGTGATGATTCTTCACAAATTTTAACTGATAACACAGAAAAAGTTGTTAGTGAAGTTCAGCAAGAGGATGTCGAGACTCTTAAAAAAAGGTATTCTGATTCTAGTAAAGAAGGAAAACGGCTTAACACCCGTCTGAAGGAACTGGAACCATATTTACCTATTCTTGACGAAATGCGAAAAGACCCCGATTTAATCAATCATGTGAGAGGTTATTTCGAGGGCGGAGGTCAAACCCCTCAAAGTGTTACTGAGAACCTTGATTTGCCAGAAGATTTTATCTTTGACGCAGATGAAGCAGTATCAGATACAAATAGTGATTCAGCAAAGGTCTTGAACTCAACTATTGATAAAGTTGTTCAAAAAAGACTCCAGAATGAACTTGGTAAACAGAAAGAAGAAGCCAGAGTAGATTCTGAAGTAGATGCTTTTAAACAAAAGCATAATTTAAATAACGATCAATGGGAACAGTTTAAAGAGTACGCAGATTCTAGACCTTTATCTCTTGATGATATTTTATATCTAAAACAACGAGATGAAAATGCTCCTATTGAGCCTAGAGTTGCTGGTGTAACTGAAAAGGCTTCTGAGCATATTAAAAAAGCTCAGACTAAGCCTCAATCGCTTGCATCCGTTGGTTCTGCTGTAGCTCAAGAAGACCCAGACAATGATCTGTTTGATGCCATTTTGGGGATTGACAAGAATCTTGAAAATGCATTTGGTTAATATAAGCTGAACAAAAGACTTATAAGCCAGATGCTTTAACTCTAAAATAAAGAGGTAAACTAAATGGCTGACTTATTTACACTTGAGTCAACTGCTGATGTCTCGTCTGGTGGTTCCACTGGACAGCCCTTATACGGGCAAGACCTCAATACTGGTCTACTTCGTAGGAAATTTGCTTTTGGAGATAGAGTATCTGAGTTAGCGATAGCTCAAGACCCTTTCTTCAGATTAATGTCTAAGCTTACGAAGAAACCAACAGATGACCCAGAGTTTAAGTTCACGGAAAGGAGACCATCCTTTCATAAGCGATATGCCTATGTAGTAAATCATGGTACAACCGCTCCCTCAGCTATTACTGGCAGTGACGCTTCTGTTACTGAAAGTGATGTTGATCAAGGCGATATTTACTACTTCACAATGGCAACTGACTATAACAGTTCTGGGAATACTGGAAATGTTTTTGGTCAATCTGGCACTGAAATCTCAGTAGGAGATTCAGGCACACAACCTGGTTTTTTCTTACCAGATCAGATGTTAAGAATCCCATACATGACTGGCGTCACAGCTGGATCATGGGATGATTCATCCGCAAGTACTGCTTCAAGTCCTAGTGATTACTTAGTTGTAAAAATTATGGAAGTTGATACAGACACCTTATCTACAGCTGCTAATCTAAAATGCAAAGTTGTTAGAAAAGGCGGTGGAACAAGTACTTTTGAGCTTGCTTCCTATTCTGCATACAATAATGCTCTTGACGCGATTGATATATCTGGTAAATCAATATCAGCTTACCTAGAACCAAAAAGGTGCTATGTAGTTGGTACTGCTCACAGTCAAGGATCAGGATATCCAGAAACATGGAAAGATCAACCTTTCTCGACTGGATATGGACGTACTCAAATCTGGAAGACTGCTATGGCAATGGATAACACAACTCGTGCTACCGTGCTAAAGTATGATTCTAGTGAATGGGCGCGTGTTTGGCGTGAGAAATTGATTGAACATAAATGGGATATTGAACAAAGTTGTTTGTTCGGTGCTCAATATGATTCAAGCGATGAGTGGTATACTCAAGGAGCTGTCGATTACATTTCAAGTTACGGTAATGTGTTTAGCTTGACACACGCGAGCAAAACACAGGATGATTTCTTGGATGATATGAGTAACTTCTTAGACCCCCGTTATAACAATGCAAACGCAACGATGTTTTTCTGCGATACTGCAACTTATAACTGGTTACATAAACTAAGTGGTTATTTCTCAAACAACCTTGAAGTATCTCCGAATCTCAGATCAGACATATCTATGACTGGTAAAAAGAAGGTATTTGGAGTTGACATTACTACTATTTCTACACCTTACGGTGATATGAATGTAGCTCGTAATGTTCACCTAGATGGACATGCTATCAAACTTCTTGCCGTTAACATGAGATACTGTGCTTACAGACCTCTTGTTGGTAATGGCTTGAATCGAGATACTGCAATCTATGTTGGTGTTCAAACCTTAGAGAATAGTGGCGTTGACCGTCGGGTTGACTTAATCCAAACAGAAGCTGGGATGGAATGGCAAATGCCTGAAGCTCACGCTTACTGGTCATAAGGAGGGATAAAATGGCAAAAAATCCTTTATATGGACAGAACAAATACGATGATAACGTTGGTTCAATAATAAATCCAGGGGAGCCATCCACTGCGATAGGGACAAGCACTCAAACTTTAACTATCCGTGAGTTGCTGTCTCAAGTTATTGAAGAAGACCCTGAAGGTGCAGCTGCTTGGACTCTTCCGACTCCTGCATTAGCTGTCGCTGGAATAAGTGGCATACAAGTAGGAGATTGTATTGACTTTTTCATAGTCAATAATGCAACTTCTACAGCTGATGAGCCTATAACGATAACTATGCCTTCTGGAGGAACTGCAGTTGGTAACATGGTTGTTGAGGCTGCCAAGGTTAGTGGTGAAGAAGCATCTGGTAGCGGTCATTTTAGGCTGAGGTTTACTAATGTAACTTCTAGTTCTGAAACATATTCTGTTTACAGATTAGCATAAGGAGGTGACTCATGGCAAAATATTGGGTCGCTAACAATCCTAATAGTGAGATTACAAATGCTAAGGCGCAGACGTTAAAAACTATTTCAGCTACTACTGCTACCGCAGAAGAGTTGAATTTAGTTGACAACCAAGTCTCTTCAGCTACATTCAGTATTGCCGCAGAGGCAGGCGAAGCTATAGTAGTTAGTATTCAACTACAGGATGCTGCTGGTTCAGATATGGCAACGGCATCATGTGTGTTTGCGTATTTATCTGCAGATTCAGCAGGTCAAACCGCTGCTAGCTCGTCTGGTTTAACAATAACATCTGGAACAGATGGATTAACTCAAGTATTAGTTGATTCAAATACACAGAATAATTTATTGTTAACTAGCGAAGCTGATGGAGATATTGATGTAACTATCACAGATGCCTCTACTGGCACTACAACTAATTATTTAAATGTTATAATGCCCAATGGTAGTATATCTACTAGTGGTGCAATTACATTTGCTTAATCTGAAGTAGCATACAAAGATGAGTATATGGGAGGCGTTAAGCCTCCCTATACTTTAAAAGTATGAGTGAGATAACCAAATTGTATCAAACGGGATAAAATATGGGCGATGTAGCTGATTGCGCAGCAATAGAACTTGATATAGAAAATATAACTGGAGTGTCAGATGCTAATGATGATTTCATAAGGTCTGCTCAGAAATTTGTAGTTTCATCAATACCAAGCAATTTATTATTATTTGCTTCAAAGCAGTCCTCTACTTATACTGGTGGAGGGGGTGTGGCTGCAAATATTGATGGAATAGTAGAAGTTCAAAGGAATGGATATAGTTGTAAACAAATATCTATTCAAGAATCAAAATGGGCATCAGATTCTACAAGTTTAAAATATGCTACATCAAAACATCCAGTTTGGTGGTTTGATTCAAATGTTGTAAAAATACTTCCAGAGCCTTCGGGATCAGATGATGGATATTATTATTATATAGATTATACTGAAATAAATGATGATTCTGATTTAAGAAATGCAGTTGTATTTCATGCTTCTTCTAGTGAATTTTCAAAATTAGCTACTGATGGATTATATTCTTGGGCATCTCCATCGGCACCAGTTGCTCCAGCTAGTCCAAGTTTTACATATGCAGATGCAAGTGTAAATGATATGATCAAACCGTTGATAGATATATCTGATATGGATTCTATGACAGAATCAGCCCCAACGTATACGGCTCCTGTATTAGAATCAAGAGTTGCGTTTACAAATTTTTCTAGTGGGTTGAGTGAGACAGACCCTGGGACTTTTAATATAGTAGCTGTTCCTCCTGTATCTCCATCTGATCCTGATTTTACAACCCCAGCTATTAGCTCAGTAACTATTTCTAATATAGGAGTACCCCCTACATATACAGCTCCTGTAGTTGGAGGAGATGCAACTGAATTATCAAGTTTATCTGCTTTAGATTCTGATAATACTATTGATGTATTTGCAGAACAGATTGAATTTGATCAATGGTTTTCTACAGCTGCTCATTTAATAGAAGATGAAGAAGACAGTGAATTAGCATCTTCTCAATTACAAAAAATTAATATATACATAACTGCGTATTCACAAGCTATGCAGAACCAACTAAATATTTTTAATGATGCAAATGCTGAATATCAGGCTAAACTACAAGAAGCTATTAAACAAGTTGATATAAATGCTCAAGAGGCTCAGCAAGAAACTAATTTATTATTAGAACAAGAAAGTCAAGAATATTCTGCTAGTATACAGAAATATAGTGCTGATCTTAATAAATATCAGGCTGATGTGTCTAAAGAAGTACAAAAGTATCAGCAGCAATTGGCTCAATATCAACTTGAGTTAACAACATCAGCTCAAGCTTGGCAGAAGGAAGAATCTGATAAAGTATCAAGATATCAATCAGAAGTTCAAAATAATATAAATGTATTTAATAAAGAAAATGTTCTTTACCAGCAAGATATCCAACGTAAGGTTCAAAATCTGCAGAAAGATGCTCAAGAGGCAATACAGAATGCTCAGAATGACATTGCTGTTAGTAAATCTAATTTAGATAAAGATATCCAGATTAATTTGCAAAATGCTATAAAAGACTTTGAACAAGATGTACAGGAATATGCTGCTAAAATGCAAAAATATACTACTGAATTAAATCAGTACCAGTTAGATATAACTGAACAAACTCAAGAATCGTCTACTAAATATCAAAATACTCAATATTATGAAAGGCAATCTGAGAGGTATTACAAGTGGGCGCAATCTGAAGTAACGCAGTATATTCAGAACAATTCAAAGATGATTAATCAAACAATTGCAGCTCAGGCGCAAGCCCAGCAGCAACAACAATATAGGAGATAAAGCATGGCAAATGCAACAAGAATGAGAATTAACACTAATGCTCAGGTATTTCATAGAGTCCCAGCAGATAATGATATGGCAACTCATGACGTTGCAACAAGCGATACTGCTGTTGCTTCTCTTGGGGGTTCTGGAGATTTTCAGCTTGAGGCTGACGCAACTGTTGCTTATGGAACATTAAATTTTGTTCAGGATACAAGCGAGCAAACATTGTATGCAGCTAATAGCAATGCTGAAATAACTATAGGAGCCACTGGTTTTATTCATATAAAAAATACAGGTTTTACAAGTTCTGATAAAGATACAGCAGTAGCCTCTGGTGCTTATATTACGATAGGAATGGCAGCTAGTCCTGCTTTTGCTACTGCAGGATTTTCGTTATTTGCTGGAGAAGCAATATGTCTTCACGGATTAGGCGCTGGTTCAGACCAATTTACACAACTTTCTTGCGACTCTAATGTAGCAGCTACTTATGTGGAAATAGTTTATTTAGCATCATCAGCATAATGACAGTACAAGAAATAATGGAGAGGGCTGGTTCAAAAGAGCCTACGCTTATTATAGCATGGATTAGAGATGCTATAAATTTAATTCAGTCAAATAAAAACGAAAATTTAAAAACTTGGAAGTTTGATATTATAGATGGTGAGAGAGATTATGTAATGCCAACAGATTTAATTAAATTAAAATCTATATCTATAAAAGACACTCAAGATAGTAAATATAAAAAGATTAAAAGATTGGCTTATTCACCAGTAGTAACAGAGGATACTGACCCAGAATGACATTAGCTCAAGCAGTTTTAAGTAGGAAGCCTAAGTCTCAAGTTACAAGTGATATTAATATTATACTTCATATGCCTGCTGTTTCTTCAATGGTAAGGCATTTAGATTTATTGTATTCAAAGCTTTTACAAAGACAGGAACCTCAAGAAGATGGTGATATTGTTGATATTTTAGGTAGACCACATTTAAGAACTAAATCATGGTTCAATCCTGGTCAGGGAATTAAGCAATCAGCAGCGGTTCAATAATATGAGTTCAAATACAAATGAAACTTGGGTATATCAAATATCTGGAAGAAGTATTAATTTATACCAATATGTTTATTCTGCTAACACAGATACTTTAGCTAACTATAGAATAAGACTTCCCGATTCTTATTTTGGGAGTCAATTAATATATCCAGATGAAGATATTGCTAGTGGTCTTAGAATTGAAGGGACTGCGTTTATATCTCCATTTGTAAAAGAATCTTTAGAAGATACTATATCTACAGCTTCTGGAACTGATATTAGTTTTGCTCTTTCAGGAACAAGAATAACTTCAGATAATACTAATAATTTTTGGGATACAACAAGTGGATTTGCAGCGGGCGATAAAATTAGAGTAATAGGTTCAGCTAGTAACGATGCTGATTATACTATTGACAGTTTTGGTGGTAGTGGTAATTCAAATATGGTTGTTTCTGGTTCTACATTAACAGATGAAAATACTGGGGAAAGTGTTACAATAAATCAGATACCTAAAGAAGATTCATCCCCAAGTGAAACATCTCATGTTAATTTAAGTAGATTATTGTGTCTGGCAGTTGTTGATTATATTAAAGCTCAATTAGCTGAAATAGCTGGCAGCGTAGATTTAAAAGAATATTATATGAAAGAATTTTGGAAAAAAATTGGAGATGATGAAAGTAATAAGCTTAAACACAGCATAACTTTTGCTTCCAGTGTTTATAGTGTAGTATAACACTACAGTTTATAATTAAATTAAAGTGCTTGTATAAGGAGCATTCTCGCCTCGCAAGGCAAGCACAACAACATAAAAGGAGAACAAAATGGCAAACCTTCAAAAACACAGAGCACACGAAGCTTTAAACACATCTAGCTCTGCTGACTTTCAACTTCAAACAGTACTAAGTGCAACTACATCAACTGAATTAAATGGTGATGTAAGTGGTTATCATACATTAATTATTCAGCCAAGTGAAGATGTATATTATGGTTTTTCTACATCATCTACTGATATGCTTGGGACAGCGGCTAATAATCTTTATTTAGTTGGTGGAGATACTATATATGAATTATCTATACCTCATGGTTTAGGAGATACAATATATTATCATTTTTTAGGGAAAACAGCTACTTCAGCTATTAGATGGGTAAAGGCATAGGGTGATATAATGGCAAGTTTCAAAAATTTAATATCAACAACTGCTGATTCAATATCCTCAGGAGGTACTATAACTGGTGACCTCACTATTTCAGGTGATTTAACTGTAACTGGTAGTGGTGGAGCAGTATATGATGAAATAATTGAAGGTAGCTTACATATTAAAACAGCGGCAACTGGTGGAACTATTGCAGATTTATCATACGCTGATGATTTAGTTATTGAAGATGATGGTGGGGCTGGAATCAGTATCAGAACTCCAGATGCTAATTCTGGAAATATTGTTTTTCAGGTACCTTCCAATGATACAGTAGCAAGAATCCTTGCAGATTACGGTAGCGGTAGTGAATATTTAGCGATTGAGGTAGACGGCTCAGAACGCTTGAGAATTGACTCTTCAGGCAATGTCGGCATCGGAACTG